TTACGCACGGGTGACGACGTTGGGGAGCAAATCGGATTGACGGGCCTCTTCGCTCGTATCGACGTGCTCATAGAGGGCCGCAGACTCCCGCGAGGCCCAGGCTCCAGTGGCGACGAGGCCGCTCGTATCAAGGCGACCGTGGCGGCGCATCCAGGCTCCGTAGGTATGCCGGAAATAGTGGAAGCTCACCCAATCGAGATCGGCGCCGGCCTTCTCCTTGGCTTCGCTCATCAGCTCGTAGATGCGGCCGCACTTGGTGAAGCGGAACACCTTGCCCTTGCGGTCGAGGCCGCGAGGGTGATTGGCGAGTTCGGCGACAAGCACGGGCGGCAGATGGACCGGGCGAGGCTTGCCGTTCTTCGTCGTCTCGACATGGGCGAAGCTCGCCGACAGATCCACCGAACGGCATTCGACCCGGAGCCCTTCGGACAGCCGCAGGCCGGTGTAGAGCAGCCAAGCCAGGAACACGCCAAACTCGGCGTCAACCTCTCTAGCGGCGGCAAGGAGGCGCTTCGCTTCCCCTTCCGTCATGAACTTGACCCGGCGCTCGCCGTTGGCTCCCTTGGGCCTCTTGAGGGGCGCGACGAAGCCGGCGTGCTTCAGGACAGCCGAGACCGGCGTGTAGAACTGTCGATTGCGCGTGGCTGGCTCAGCCTCGGGGTAGATCGCATGGGCGGCCTCGTCCAGCTTAGCTTGCGTGAGATCCCGAACCAAGGTCTTCGGGCCGAAGTGATCGATGATCGGCTTCATGAAGCGCTCTTCGCCGCCCGCCTTGCCATAGGACAGGGCGGCCTTGGCGAAGGTCAGCTCCTCGGGGCCGGCAAGCTCACCACGTTCGATTTGTTCGGCGATGGCCTTGAGGAAGCGGCGCGCTTTGGCTTTGTCAGCCGTCTCTGTAGTTCGGTCCACGTATCGTCCGAGGTAGGTTCCGCGAACGCGATAGACCTTTGACCGGCCCGCTTCTGGTTCGACGAGCTTGAGAGGCATGCTGCACCTCGATAACGCGGCAGGGATTGAAACAGGAAATTGAAATCGTCTTCGGTGAAGAGCTTGGTGCGCCCGGCAAGGCGCCCGCATGGATTGAGCCGAAGGTGATCTTGCAACCAGCGGACGGATTTGCCAAGCCGGCCGGCAACCTCGGCCATCGTCAGCACCGCCGGGATTGCCCGCCCGCTCATGCTCATGGCTTGCTCACCTTCTCGGCTGATGCGAGGGCGGCTCGCGAAATCATGGCTGCGCCCTCCCAAGCGTTTCGAGCAAAGATCAAACGCGGGTCGTCATCGCCCGTAAAATTCGTCCAGTCCGGAGGAGCCTTCTGGATCGCGGCATATTTCCTGACGATGCTTTGATGCGCCTCCACCGCCACCCGCAGCGCAGCCTGTGCGGAGTCGCGGTCGCGGATGGCGCGCTCGGCGCGGACAGTGGCGCTGCCGGCTTGTGAGAAAGCGGCCTCAACTTGCCCGGACAACCACGAATAGTCTTTGGCGGTCTTGCTGAATGCCTCGCGCTCTACGGCCTGTTCGGCGCGCAGCCGGGCTATCTCTGCGAGGAGAGGTGACTCGGGCGACTTCGCGTCGTCTGTGTCTGGGTATTCGCGATCGCCGTGACCTGCCAGCGCCCCGCTCTGTGCTGAGAGGGAGACGGCCGCAGCGTTTGCGGATGTCTCTATCAAAGCGCCTGTGACCTTATTCGGCATGGATTGCCTCCTGATCTTGGTGCTGCAGCTCCATGACGCTTGCGGAGCCATGATGCAGCCCCTCAAGATAGGCCGAGGCGATGACCTGCCATAGTTCTAGCGGGCCGCTGCGCGCCTTGCGGCTCATGTTCCAAGCTGCCGATGGACCGCAGATCCGCCAAGCATCCGCCCATTGATCGTCGGACAGGCGCATTTTCGAGAAGTCGCCAATCGGCACGATAGGCACCGACGGCCCGAACGGAATGTGATTGACGCGGGGCATGCGGCTCATCGGGCGGTCCTCCGCTGACGCTCCCAACGATCCTTTTGGTCGTCGAGTTGGTAAACCTCGATCGCAACGCGGACACCTTCGTCGGTCAGCCACGCGAAGCCATGGCGATGACGCGCGAGGCCAGCCTTGAAAAGCTCGCCGCGACCGGCCTTGCACGGAATATTGCCGTCCTCGGTCGGCCCATGAAAGAACAGGCATCGCATGGTTTCGCGCGCCCCAGACGATAGGCCGAAAATCTTGTCTTCGATGCGCTCAGTCATTGTGTGCGCCTCCGTGATGCGCTCGGGTGGGGAGGTCATGGGGTGGGGGTCGACAGCAACGATCGTGCGCTTCGTCTTGTCGTAGACGAGCTTTGAGTGGCCTAGCTTGCGCTCGCTCATGTCTTCTCCCCTCCGGTGTCGGGGAGGAGGGGGGCGGGCGATGGCTCGTCGTCTTCAGCATCAAACTCCGCCTGCTGAGCGATATCCTCGTCGATCAGGTCGTCTATAGTGGCGCAGGCTTCTCCGGGCCTCGATTGCTGCCACTGCCATTGGATCGTATGTTCTGCTGGCGATGGGGGGTCGTAGCTCATGCCATAGCTGGCCGCGCAATGATCGCGCAGATACCGATACCGCGCGGCGTCGGCTCGCAACTGCTCGACCTCGTCTGGAGATGGCGCGGCGGGAGAGGCGGGGAGCGCATCGCGACCAGCAAAATATCCTGCGGTGAAGTTTTCAAGCCCGCTTATGGGGCGAGACGCAGAATGATATTTGGTATAGCCGCGTAGCCACTTGTCGTAAGCTGCCGCCACTTCCCTTCCCCGTGGAGATGGCGCGGCAGGAGAGGCGGGCGCTTGTGCGCCGAGGGCGGCGGTGAGGGCGGCTCGCATGTCCTCTCGACCGCCGGGGTATTCGAACGCCCGACATGCCGCCTCGATCATCTCCTCGGTTATGCGGGTCATGAGCCAGCCGCCTTCACGTCCACCAGATCGCGCGGCAAATTGCCCTCATCGTAAAGCCAATCCGAGTCGGCCTCGATGCACATGACCGTGAATGGCCCTAGCTCCCGCACGCTCCTAAGGGCATTCTGGACTGGGATCGAATGGCCCTCGGTTTGGAGCTTTCCATCAATATAAAGGCCAGACCAGTCGTCGCCATCGACGATGGTGACTATATGAGTCTCTCTCATTTGGCGTCTCTAGGGGCGGAGGAAAGGGGAGGGCGGCGGCGCGCAGCTTAGGCAGCGAATGCCAAATGTCGGACCACGAGCCCTGCGATTTCTTCAGCGCTGCCTCAATCTCCTCGCGCTCAGTCATTGCGTGCGCCTCCGTGATGCGCTCGGGTGGGGTGGTCATGGGGTGGGGGTCGACAGCAACGATCGTGCGCTTCGTCTTGTCGTAGACGAGCTTTGAGTGGCCTAGCTTGCGCTCGCTCATGTCTTCTCCCCTCCGGTGTCGGGGAGGAGGGGAGCGCTAGCTGCGGCGATCCGATCGCGCGTCATGCCGAAAAGCCCATCGAGGGCCGCGACCGAATAGCTGCCGGCAGGATTGCAAATCCATGTCTCGACGAAGCTCAGCGCTTCCCGCAACCGCTCCACTTCCCCCTGTGGAGATGGCGCGGCGGGAGAGGCGGAGAGGGCTTCGGCAAAGGCCTTCCGCACGATGTCCCAAGCTTCATTGAAGCCGACGACGGAATCGTCGTAGCCTTCTTTCATCTCGCAAAGGTGATTATTCAACCTCGTGTCGAGGCGATCCTTAAGGTGCCGCAACGGGGCGGGAGAGGCGGGCGCTTGTGCTTTGCCGAGGGCGGCGGTGAGGGCGGCGAGTCGGGCTTCCTTTAATGAAGCATCTAGCCGAATTCGAAATTGCTTCTCGTCTTCGGTGCCATGCGGTTCGTTTTCATATATAAAACGTTCCACCGCAGTATAAGCGCCACTCTTGACCGCTCGCTCTGCATCCTCCCAAATTGGAAGTTCTGTCTTCCACACATCTGTCACGCGCTCGGGAGATGCGGTCATTTGGCGTCTCCATGGGCTGAGGAAAGTGCGGGTGGCGAGGGAAGCGGCATCCAGTGGGTAGGCGGGCTCTCCTCGCGAAATCCGCCATCCCACGATGACCATGAAGCGCCGCCGCCTTGCACGCTTCGCCCCAAATACTCGCCAGTGGTCGAGTGATATTCGGGGATCGTCTCTTCCCATTCAATCCAAGCGCCGCAAGTCACGCGATGCGGATACGGTTTGCCCTCATGGATTTCGGGTGGATGGTAAAGGATGATCTCAGTGCCATCCTTCGGCGCGCTTTCGATCGTTTGCCAGCCCTGCGGAGATGGCGCGGCGGGAGAGGCGGGGAGGGCCGAGACGGGGGCGACAGACAGCAAGCGCTCGTATTGTCCCCAGGCGACCTCCGTCTGACATTCGGGCGCGATGACATCAAACCCCAAGCGGATTTGGGCGCGCTTGCCAGCCTCCCAATCTTCCGGCCATTTGGCGTCTGCCATGACCAGCAGCATTTCCTTGGTCGGCTCGACCGGAACAAGCTTCCATCCGGGCGGCGTCCACTCTGCAAGCGCCTCAAGAATCGCCTCTCGCCCATATAGGTGAATGATGTTCATCGGGCTCGGCTTGGCGATCATGTCGCGCAGCATGTGGCGATGCACTAGCATCGGGTCTTTGAGGATCCGCAAGATGTTCTCAGCATCCGCCGTCGAGCCGCGCGCATCGTCTGCGATCGGGTCCGCCCCGCTCCCTAGCGCCTGGCGGGCGAGGGAGCGCGCCGCATCTGCCCTCTCGGATTCCGCGGCCATGACGCCGGCGGCATAGCCCAGGTCGTAGCATTCCTGATCGCGCACCAAGGTGATGGCTTGCATCGGCTTGCCGGTGCGCTGATCGATTTGGCAGGGGTCGATATTCGGTAGCTCGCCCCGTTCGACCTTTTCGCACTGGTCGAGCATGGCTTTGAGGCCGGCTTCGGCGTCGGCGGGGATGGTCATGGCGTGCTTGCCTTTCGGTAAAGCGGACGCGGCGGTAGGGCGATCCGAGGCTCGCGTGTCTTGCCGGATGCAGGGAAGCCGCGAGAACGCAGGGGCCGGGAAGGGGCGGCCTTGATTCCGAGGGCCGCCTTTTTCTGATCCTTCGCCTTGTTGATGCGCGGCATATCCTCTTCGCGCGTCTTGATCGCGGCACATTTCTCGTGGGCAATATCGCGATTGGCGTCGTCATTCGAGCCGCCGAGGCCGAGGGCTCGGACATGCTCGTCTATCCACCTCTCGCCCGCTCGGATCGGCTTGGTGCAGACACAGCAGATGCCGCCGCGAAGCTCGAATATGGCCAGCCGCTTAGTCGGCGACAGTGGCTTGCGCGGGGTTGTGCCAACGTCGGTCACGCAGCGCGCTCCCGAATCCGCTCATTGCCGAGCGCGAGCAGATCCTCGATCGTCATGCCGGGCAGAACTTCGGTCGTAATTGCCAGCATCGCGGCGTTGAAATATTCGCGGAACTCGACCTCATCCATCTTGCCGAAGCTCGTCGACTTCGGCCTGGAACGCAGTTCGCCATTGAGGTCGGCGACCATCTCGAAATAGCCGAGGTGCATCTTGACGGCCTCGTGCATGATCTCGGCCGAGGTCCATTTGCCGGTCGCGTCGACGACGGCTTGCAGGACGGCCCAATAGAGCCGGTGGCGAGGCAGCGAGCGGCGTTCCTTGATCTCGGCCTCAAGCGGCACGTCGCGGCGGAACTTGCCGAGCAACGCGAGATCGAAGCGGGCGCGCGGCCATAGCGCCTGCCCGTCCGATCGCAAGAAGAGATGCGCGCGCTCGGCCATGGCTAGCCGCTCATTGCAAGGTTGGCCTTGCGGAAGGCGTCGCGCTTGCTCGTCGCGGCTGTTTCGATTTGGCCGAACAGCTCGCGAGGCAGCGTGTCGAATTCGTCGGCGTGCGCGTCGAGGACGTGATCCAGCATTTCCTCGTTCAGCGAGGATTCGATCTCCTCGACGATGGCCGAGGCGATCTCCTGCGGCGCGAGCTCGCCGACCGCTGCGGGGGACTCTGGCGCGCCTGCGGGCGGCGGCTCGGCCACATGAGTGATCATCGGCGGCGACGGAGGCGTAGCATCCCGTAGCAGGCGCGGCGCGACCACATCGGGCATGCGCTCGGCCTCATCGGGATCCACGATGCCGGCGAAGCCGAAGGCATAGCGCGCGCATTGGATCGCCGACTTGTGGCGAAGCATCCGATGCTTCATCTTCCACGGATCGGTCGGCCGCTCGCACTCAATCAGATATTCCGTGACCGTGATCGGGCGCGATCGATCCTTGCGGAAGATGCGGCACGTGATCGCGACCAGCTTTCCCTCTTCGTGCAGGTCGTCGAATTCGATCCCGTCCATGGCCGGATGCGAGTTGATGAGGTTCATCCATCCGTCGATCGACACGATGGGCTGGATGCCGCCGCCCTTCTTCGGAAAGGCATAGATTTCCTTCGTGATCGGGTTGAGGTTGTAGTGCTTGGCGACAAGAAGGAAGGCGGCGAATTCCTCGGCGCGGGCGGTCGCTGGAAAGACCGTGGCGCGCAAGGTGGCTTCGAACGCTTTCGGCTCCATGCCGAAGCGGTCGGCCATGTCGATCGTGACCGACTTGGTGCGGGTGGGTAGCGTGGCGACGTTCGCGCTCATCTCACTCTCGCTTTCTCTTCTGCCTTGATGCCGGGAGACGTTCCGCCGGCTGCAATGATCCGCTGGGCAAGCTTTTGGAGGATGGCGACGACATCCGGGTTTGTCCGCATCGCCATGTAGAAGGCGTCTTGATCGACGATCACGGCCGCTTTGTAGGTTCCGACCGATGCGGCTCGCCCGTAGCCGCCGCGAACCTGTGTGGGCTTCTCAGGCGCCTTGGCGGGCGCTGGCGGTTCTGGCGCAGCTTGGCGCTCGACCGGGTCCATCGCCGCAAGCTCAGCTTCCCGGCGCTTCCGCTCGGCCTCGGCTTCCTCGGCCTCTTTCTTGCGGCGAGCGGCAAGCTTGACGTTGGCGTAGTCAGTCATCGCCTGCCGGATAGCCTTGGCGGCTTCGTCGGCCGTCCTCTTGAGCGGAAGCCATCTGGCGTCGACGGCGCGGCCGGCCTCGAGATGCGGGGCCTTTTCCTCGGCGTGGCGTTTATCGGCGACGCCGCTCAACTCCAGCAGGCGCGACCGAAGCGATTGCGCCTTGGCGTCTGTTTCGTCGTCGGCAACGGCGCCATAGCCCTTGGCTTGGGCAACGGCGGCCTCGATCTGGTCGCGCAGCGCTTCGACATCATCGACCGCGCCGCTGTTGTGGCCGATCTGCGAGGCGACCACCTCGTCAGTTCCCGGCCATGGTTCGCCGCGCATCACGGCCGTGTAAGTCTCGTGTGAGATGGGGTTGGGCAAACAGAATCCGAAGCTCATCTCGTCGAACTCGGCGTCCGCGATCTGCGGCGCACGCGAGCCGATCTTGGCGACAAGCGAGCCATCCTCGGCGCGCCAGACCGCAACGGGATCGCCCGATCGGCCCTTGCGCCAGAAACCGCAGTGCGGGCGCTTTTCGAACGCGTCCGTGCTTTGCTTGGCGAGGGCGGCGCGCCAAGCTGCATAATCGTCGATCTGAACGGGGGCGTTCATGCTGCTACTCCTTTGAGATCAGACGCCGGACCCGCTGTGGGGGCACTCACGGGCCCGGCGCTACCCGCATGATCCGACAGGGGGGTGTCGGTGCGGATCTCGGGATTGGGGAATGCGCGACGATATTCGCGATCGTAGCGGGCGGCAGTCGCCAGCACTCGCCGCGCATCGAAGCGCGGATTGACGCGGAGGAGGCGCGCGATCTGGCTCGCAAGCGCATCCTCTTCGAGCGAGACGTAGGGGTGCATCTCAAGCTCGGAATGCAGGCGGTGATAGGCGCGCTGATTGGCGTGGGAGAAGGTCATGGCGCGGGCCGGATGTCGGGCGTGTAAACAGTTACGCCTTTGCGGAGCAGCGGCTCAGGAACGAAGGTCGTCTCGTGAACCCTCGCCACATGCGAATGAGCCGGCCGGTAGTTGAGAGACTTGAGCTCAATAACGCCTTCCTGGCCTTCGGCGCCCAAGAAGACGCCAAGAATTTCCCAAAAACGGTGATGGCCGAACTTGTCGTCGCGCCAGAAAACGATATCTCCAGGTTTCATCACACAAGCCCCTTGTCGATTGCGAGGCATTCCGGCATCGTCACGATGATGACGCCGCGTTCCTTGCGCTCCACTTCGATCTGCGAATGCGGAAGCCACACGGCCTTGTGGCGGTCGCCATCATCCGAGACGAGGATTGCCTTCTCGGTCTCGTGGTGAAGCTGGACAGTCACGTCGATCAGGTCGGATTTCACTGCTCATCCTCCTCGTCGAACTCGGGCGCCGGCTCGTCTTCCTCGTCCGCGCTGTCGCAGTAGCCGCACGGATCGGCCGCGTAGGGCTCGCCGCGATGCGAGATGAAGCCGCGCCCGTGGCAGTAGCGGCATCCGCCTGGGGCAGGGCGAGGCTCGGAGTCGTAGCGCTCGCGGGCCTCGCGGCGGCGCTCGGCGATGCGGTCCAGCTCAGCACCGGATGCAATGTCGAGCTGCCGCTGATCCCAATCGCTGTAGGTGCTCACGGCTCACGCCCCCGTCGCGGCTTCAAGGGCGGCGAGCATCCGTCTCGGCGCGGGCTCGATGTGCGCCGCGGCAAGGCCGAGAGAAGAGGCGGACTCGTCCCTGGCCGCGTCTTCCGCCGCGTGCTTCGCGATCACCGCGTTGATGGCGTCGGCGAGATCACGGGTGAGCGCCGCGCTCTCACAAAAGAACGTCACTTCCTGCAACCCGTATTCGCCGGAGAATTGCAGATTGAGCGGAGCGCCCAAGGTCTTGCCGGCCTTCGCCGCGAAGATGGGTCCGTGAATGAGAATTCCGACTGAGACGGTCATCGCACATGACTCCATGCACTGAGGGTGAGGACGGCGAGAAGGAAGAGGAGGGCTGCGAGCGCCACGGCGGTCACGCGGCGAGAGCGGCTTCGAGGTGCGCCCAGAACTTGCGGGCCTCGCGGCAATCAGCGATCCCGCAGCAACCGATGGCGGTCGCGTAGTCCATGCAGGCTTCCCAGCAGTCGCGGAGTTCGTTCTTCTGTGCGTGGGTCATGTCCGATCTCCCTGGCGCCTGTGGTGTTCGACCCAGGAATATCACCACAAGTGAAATCACAACGCAAGTGAAAATGTCACGCACGGTGAAAATTATTTTGGCGCGGCAGAATCCGTGCTATGGCCGCCGCCCATGAACTGGAAGCAAATCGCCCGTAACGGCCTGTTCGCCGACAAGTCGCCCGATCAGGTAAAGAGCAGCGCCTGGCGCCAGAAGCAGGATCAACGCGAGAAGGCGAAGGCGGCCCGGCGCGCCAGGGCGGCGCCAAGCAAGCCGCCGAAATCCTTCTACAGGACCGAGGCTTGGCTCAAGGTGAGATATCAGGCGCTCAAGCTACACGGCGGCGCGTGCCAGTGCTGCGGAGCGCGCCCCACGAAGGGTCATCCGCTCCACGTCGACCACATCAAGCCGAGATCGAGGTTTCCGCAGTTGGCGCTGTCCCTCGCCAATCTGCAAGTGCTCTGCGAGCCCTGCAATATGGGCAAATCAAATCGCGACGATACGGACTGGCGTTCGCTATAGGCGAGCGTCACTCGTTATCGGGGCGCAGGATCTTTTCCACAGCGTTTCGCGTGTCGGCGGAAGCGCGCCCGAAGAAGAGGCCAACGTCGAATTGCCCTGGCCTACGGCCGATCAGAGACGGCACGTCGGTCTGTAGAGCGGCGGCAATCTTCTCGATGGTCTCTTGCGAATAGCCGCGCTGGCCCCTCTCAAGCATCGAGAGGTTGCTCGCGGTCATGCTGATGAGATCGCCGAGCTGTTCAAGCGTGAGCCGGCGATGCTTCCGCCAATTGCGGATGAATGTCGGTCGGAAGGGTGCTTCGTCGTCCATGGCGAAGAGCATCGCCGACACGTCAAACATGCTCCATCCCACCTGAGTGAAAAATATCACTTGCAGTGAGTTTCACTTTGTGTGAGATTATGGGCATGTCAGATGTTCACCCGCTTCGCCAATGGCGCGCCGATACCGGCGCTAAGATCGCCGAGCTGGCGCGCCAAGCCGGCGTGGTGCCGTCGCACATCTCCCAGATTGAGACAGGTCGACGCGAGCCCTCGTTGGCGCTCGCGTCGAAGCTGTCGGGGCTGACGAAAATTCCGTTGGACAAGTTCGTTAGGCCCAAAGAGGCCGCCGAGTGAGCCCGCTAAGCGCTCCCCTGCGTCTTCCCGATCGACGGGGGCGGCCCGTCCGAGAGCATCCCGGTTTGCTGTGCGCACATCCAGGCTTTTCTCGAAATAGTGCGGCCCTCCTCGTATGCCGCAAGTGGAATTGTGATTTTCGCAACAACAACTCGTTCCATTACCCGTTCGCCATTCCCGTAGTATGTCGGTTGTTCGATGTAGTGGACATAAGTAACTCGCCCGTTGCTTATCACAACTTCGGCAAGACCATCTGCGTAGATGGGCTTTATATGCGCAGGCTCGACCAGCGGCAACGCCGCTTCCTTCACATAGGCACTCATGAGGATCCCTCCATCGCCCCGTCTTTGCGGGGGCGGAAGGGGTCATCGTGCCGTCACTTTCTGACCAATCGGTCAACTCAGTGGCCACAATACGCGTCTATCTTGTGGCTAACGAATCTGTTGCGGAACGGAACACTATTTCCGCTTCGTTCCATGCGCATGACTCGTGCCATCGCCTCGGCGCAGGGCCGCGCGGAGCGAGGCTATGCCGTCATGCGTCGTCCGCAGATGGGCCACGACGCGCTCAACCGGAGCGCCTTCGTCGGGCACCGTCGCGAGCAGTGTGAGGCCATCGACGCCCGGAAATGCCTCGGCGCTCTCGAAGAAAATGATCGGCTCCTCGGCCATCTCGGCGTCCTTTCTGTGAGGGCATCATGACCTGTCGTCCTAGCGATCCCGAATTTCGCCGCGCCGTCGTTGCGCTGTTCCTCGTCGGCCACGACACGCGCGACATCGCCATCATCCTTAAGACGCGCGAAGCCATCGTCTGGAACACTTTGGCCCGGCTCGATCACTCCCGCCCGGTTGAGGCTGTCGCGTCATGAGCGCCGCCGCCCGTTCCACCGATGCCCCGATCCGCGATTGGCTCCGCGTCTACTCCCGCGGCTCCGTCCCCGCTTGCGACATCGCCTGGATGCGCGATCTGCGCTCCAAGGGAGAAAAGCTCGAATACATCCGCGCCGTCACCGGCTACGGCATCTCCACGATCCACCACTACACGAGGGGCTATCACCCTTCCGAGCAGCCCATTCTCGCCGATCGCACATCGCCGCCCACTTCGGCCCCCCCCGGGAGCCCACTGAGCCTGTCGCGCAGCTCCGCCAAGACCTTTGCGACGGCCACCCCGAGCAGCACCATTTCCCGTCCCTCCTTTCGTGTGAGCAGTCATCGCACGAAGGAGACAAGCAATGTCGGCTAATCAAACCGAAAATCGGAAGTCCAGCCCGAGAGCTGGAGAGCGTGGGAGCGTAGTCATGTCGGATATTACCATGGCCGGGGGCCTTCTCGACGACATTGCAGCGCCTCGCGGTGCGCGCGAGAGCTACAAAGCTGTGCTGCATCGCGTGACGCGCGCGGTCAATGCTGTCGGCGCCAAGCTCAACATCATCGAAGCCCCGATCCCGTCGAACCGCCTCGATGACATCTGGCGCCGCGAGGCCCGTTTCGTTCGTGCCTACGAGATGCGAGCCCTTGAAGCGGCCCGCGAAGCAAAACTCTTGGGGGAAGCCCGCGATGTCCGCAACTCCGTCCTCGCCCGAATTGAGGCCCTCGAAGCGCGCTTGGCTGCGGGCGATCAGGACTTCCATCGCGATCAAATTGCTGCGCTGCGCGGATCGATCCTCGGTGCGCCTGCTACGGGCAGCGTGGGCGCTGGCCGTCGCGATAGCGCCTTGGATTGAGGGGTGAGGCGATGGACGCGAACACGCTCGTGATCATCGCCTCAATCGTGGCCCTGTTTGCCGCGTTCATCGCGTGGGCGCTGCGTCCGGTGCGCCCCATCCGCGAATACTACGGCGAGCATGTCGCCGACCTGCCCCGATACGATCCTCACAATCAAGGGTAACGCCATGTCCGATGCCATTGGCCGCGATGAGCTGCGCTCCTTCATTGAGCGCATAGAAAATCTCGAAGCCGAGAAAGCCTCGATCGCCGGGGATGTCCGCGAGGTCTATGCGGAGGCGAAGGGGCGCGGCTTCGATCCGAAGATCATGCGGCAGGTCGTGGCCTTGCGCAAGAAGGACGCTGGCGAGCGGCGCGAGCAAGAGGAAATTCTCGCGCTCTACCTCGAAGCGCTCGGGATGCTCAGCGATACGCCGCTCGGCAAAGCCGCCGTCGCTCGCGAGTTCGGCGCGCACGCATGAGCCATCAAGTCTGCATTTGCGGAATCGATCCGGGATTGAGCGGCGCGGTGGCCTTTTACTTCCCGGCCGCTCCTGATCGGGTCGTTGCCGAGGACGTGCCCGTCGCCGGCGGCAAGATCGATGCCGTCACGCTCGCCAAGCGCATCAACCAGCTTGGCCCGACGATGGCTGTTATCGAGCTTGTGAGTGCTCGACCGGGGCAGGGCGTCACTTCGATGTTCAAGTTCGGCCAAGCCTATGGCGTCGTCCAAGGCGTCATCGGCTCGCTGGAGATCCCGGTTCACTTCGTCACGCCCGGCGTGTGGAAGCGGCATTTCCACCTGTCGGCCGATAAGGAGATGGCCCGCGCGCTGGCCCTGCGGCTGTTCCCGGCCTGCTCCGCTCACTTCGCCCGCAAGAAGGATCACGGGCGCGCTGAGGCCGCTCTCGTGGCTCGCTACGGGGCCGAGAAGCTGTGCCAGCCCGATCTGCGGAGCGCAGCTTGACGCTCGCCGGCCCCCTTCGCGGTCCTCTCCGCAAGCGCGAATCCCATATGTGGGAGCGCGAGGCGAACGACCATTACGTCGAGCCGGCTTGGTGCAGCGAGCGGCTTTTCGAGCTGCCGCTGTTCCGGCCCGGCATGATGATCCTCGATCCAGCGTGCGGGTTCGGCACGATCGTCGAGAGCGCGATGCGCGCCGGCATGTGCGGCTTCGGCTCCGATGTCATTCCGAGATGGCGAGCCATACCCGATAGGGCCGGCTACTACGACCCGCGCGAATTTGAAGAAATGTGGCCTAGCCGCGAATTCGACGCGATCGTCAGCAACCCACCCTTCAAGGTCGCGCGAGAGTTCGCCGAGCTGGCGATCGAACGCTCGGGCGTCCTCGCGGCGCTGCTTCTGCCGGCAAATTGGGTCCAGGGCATGCGCCGCTCGCGCTGGCTTGCGGCCTCGCCGCTTCACTCCGTCCTGTTCATCTGCCCGCGCCCTTCGATGCCACCCGGACACGTCATCCTGGCCGGCGGGAAGCCCGGCAACGGCACAACCGACTATGCCTGGTTCATCTGGGTCAAGGGCTACGACGGCACCCCGCAAATCGGCTGGCTCCATCGCGACGGTGAGCGCGCATGAGCAGCGCCGAGCTCCGCAAGCGCTATCAGGCCGAGCTGCGCCAGGAATCGGCGCCGCCTTCCGCCTTCGCCATGGCGAACACGTCCTGCGCCGCCTGTGGCGCTCCACACGCCTGCATCGTGATCGGACGGCGCCGCGAGCCGAAGACGCGGTTTTGCATGTCCTGTGAGCCTCGGAGGAAAGCTTGAGCGACCTTATCAAATCCCTTGAAAAGCAGGCCGAAGCCGAAGATGAGCAGCTTTGGCAGGCCAAGAGAGACCGCAGACAGCCATCAAGCTTTCTGTCATTCGCGGATGCGGCGGCGCAAGCGATCCCGCTCTACGCCCGCGCCATGGACACCGGGGAGCCTATACCCGAGAGAGCGCGCGACCAGCGCAAGGCGGTCGACCGCCTGCGCATGGACTTCGGCATCGCGCTCAGCGATTTTCAGGGCCGGCTGGAAGGGCTAGCGGTCGGCAAGGAGGCTCAGGACAGCATCCTGCGCAAGGCGCTCCACGACATCGAGCGCGCGCGTCCGGCATGCGAAAGCTACATCGAGCAGCTTTTGCTGCCCTGGCTCGTCTTCGAGGACTACGCCCAGATCACGGATCTGCCGGTCCCTATCTTCCTGCCTCGCGACGACGATATGCCTCCCGCGGCTCCGCTTTTCATCGTCCCGCAATTTTCCTTCATGCGCGTCCGCATGGACTTTGCGCTGATCGTCAGCTCGTCGAGCGGGCTCAAGATCGTGGATGTCGAGTGCGACGGGGCGGCGTTCCACTATGAGGCCAAGGACGCCGCGCGAGACGCCTACCTGGCTGCATTCGGAATCCCGACGGTCAGGGTCACGACGAAGGAGCTGCGCGACTTCCCGAAATACTGCTCGAAGCGAGCCGTGCGCGCAATTTCAGATTTGGTCGGGTGATCATGAGCCGCTGGTTTCGTTTTTACGATGAGGCCATTGACGACCCGAAGGTGCAACGCCTTCCGGGTGATCTTTTCAAGGCGTGGGTCAACCTGCTCTGCATTGCGTCGAAGTGCGGCGGTCGCCTGCCGCCGATCGACGACTTGGCTTTCCGGCTGCGCGTCGATGCGACGAAGGCGGTCGTAGTCCTCGCGAAGCTTGTGGACGCCGGCCTTATTGACGAAGTTGATGGCGTTTCAAAGCCTCACTCGTGGGACAAGCGGCAACGCAAAGGCGACGTTTCAAATGAGCGCGTATCGCGTTTCAGGGAACGCAAACGTAACGACGAATGTAACGTTACAGGAAACGGCAGTAACGAGTTACCTCACGCGCGCGTCCCTGCGCCCCCGACAGAACAGAACAGAGCAGATTCAGTAGCAAGAGCTACTGGCGGCGAGCCGCCGACCTACCCGGCCGATCCTGTCGAAAGGCTTTGGGCCGAAGGCGTCGACGCGATGCGCTCCATGGGCGCCAGCGACCGCGAGGCGCGCTCGAACATCGGCAGATGGCTGCGCGATCAAAAAGGTGACGCCGTGCTCGTGCTCGGCGCGATCATTCAGGCCCGGACGCGCGGCACGAAAGACCCGGTTCCGCTCGTCTCGCGCCTCCTCAAACCCGCTCAACCTCATGGAAACCAAGGCGATGACAAATCAGTCCATCGGGCAGCTGACCGGCTCGTTGATAGGGTCCAAGGGTTCCTTGACGATGCCGGCCCGGCCGGCGGGCCTCCAATGCTCGCCCTCGGTCGCCAGTGACGCCGCGCGCCAGCTCCTCGGCTTCTTCCGCAAGGGAGACGCCGAGGATCCTGATACCTACGTCGCCGGGCTCGCCGCGGTGCTAGCGAAATATCCCCCCGATGTCGTCCGAGCCGTCGCCGGCCCATACGGAATCGCCGGCAAGACGAAGTTCCTGCCGACGCTCAGCGAGGTCCGCGATGCCTGCGAAGAGGCGATGCGCCCGCGCTATGAGGCGGCGGCGCGAGAGGCCGAACGCAAGCGGATCGAGGCGCAACTTGAGGAGCGCCGCAAGTGGCAAGAGGGCCAGAAGCTCGCCGACCCGCAGCGCATCAAGCGCGTCCGCGACAAGTTCGACGCCGACATGGTGGCGATCGATATCGCGACCGGCTACCGCAAGCCCCGCTGGGAGGCCCGCGAAGCCGGCACCATCCCGCCGATCGGCCCGGAACATGCCGACGATCTCGCCCGCCTCATGGCGACGCCCTCGATGTCGGGGAGGAGCGCATGACCGAAATCTTCGTCAGCGACCATGCCGTGCTCCGCTGGCTCGAACGGGTGATGAACGTTGACACCGAAGCCGCTCGCACCCGCATCCGCGACGCCGTGCGCAACGGCGTGAAGGCCGGCTCCAGCGCCGTCATGGTCGATGGCGTCGCCTACGTGCTCGACGGCAACCGGGTGGTCACCGTGACGCCGAAGCGCCGGCCGGCGCCCTACGAAATCCAGCGCCAAACGAAGGAACACGCGAAATGACCCTGCTGCTGCGCACGGCCGATCAAAAGGCCGCCGAAGTCGAAGCCCTGCATCGGCGCTTCATTCACGAAGCGTTCGACCATCACGGGATCGCGCCGGCCGATCGGCGCACCTACAACCAGCTTGAGACCGACCTGATGCTCAACGCCCTCGCCGTCACCTCGGCGGCCATGCTGGTGACGACGGGCGCCCATGAGACGGTGACGCCGCAATTCCTAGCGCTCGTCGAGATGCACATCCGGCGGCTGCGCTCGCGCTCGATCAAGATCCCGATCCTGGGAGCGCGACATTGAGCGCCGTCGAGATCATCGCGCGCGCCGCGTCCTACGATCAGCTCTGCGAGATTCTGATAGCGCGGCGCAAACAGCTCGGGCTCTCGCAGATGGCCGTCGACCATATCGCGGGGCTTCAGGACGGCTACACGGCCAAGATCGAGGTGTTTCACAAGAAGATGGGGCGGCTCTCGCTCACCCTGCTCCTGGGCGCGCTCGGCGTCGATCTGGCACTTGTGCCGAGCGCCGTTCCGCATAGAAAAACGGACGTTAATTCAACTGACTACGGGTCAATCGACAAGGATCATCACGCCAAGATCGGCAGAAAAGGGGGCCGCATCGCCATGTCTCGAAAGACTCCGAAGCAGCGTCGCGAGTTCGCCCGGCAGGGCGCCAAAGTCCGCTGGCGCAAATGGCGCGAGGCTAAGGCGTTTCAGGATGAGAAGGACCGCAGGAAGCTCAAGCGGCTTGCCGGGCTCAAGCCATCGGAGGGTGGGGCGTGAGCGTCAACCGGAAACTGATCGTGTTGGGTTGCGTCGTGCTTGGCGTTGCCGCGTTTAATCATGTCGCGGCGATGGAGCGCAAGCGCGACCGGCAAGCTCAGATCGCGGCGGCCGAGGATCTATGGATGCGCCAGCCGACGACCAAGGCGTGCCTCATCGGCGCCCTCGATCCTCATTGCTGGCGTATCTTCCCCGACGCTGAAAGCTGCTGGCGGTTCGCTCGCATCGCGCCGGCAACATATTGCCCGGCCGCGACTAACAGAGACGTAGCGACAACGCCACCCGCCACGGCAAAAGAGATGGCGGTGCGTTGAACTGCCTTAGATATCAGATGCATCCTGTTACGCGCTCACCAAATTGCGGACCATCCATGCTTGAGGCCGATCGCGTCGAGATCAACCCGTTGCAGCCGGCGCCGAGCAACCCGGCTCTCGTGACGCAGCGCCCGCTGTCGCTCACCGAACGCAAGCGGCTCAAGCCCGCGGTGCTCTCGGCGCTGACCGCTCGCATGCGCCTCATGATCGAGTTCATGGTGCATGGTTGTCCGCACCAATGGCACGAAGCAAAGACCGGCATCGCCAAGGGAACGCCGCTCAGCCTGGCGCAAGCTGCCGATGCAGTCGGCATCCGTCGCCGCAATGCCCGCGACCTGTTCGGGCAATCGCTCTTCCAGAAAGAGCTGAACCGCTCGCTTCAAGCTCTGCGCGACGGTCACAAGGCGATGGCAACCCGCAAGATCCTCGATCTCGTCGAGACGAAGGGCGACGGCAAAGCCGCTGACCGCAAGGTGCAGCTCGAGGCCGCTCTCATCGTCACCGGCGACGCTGCCAAGGCCAACTCGCCCTCCGTCAACGTCAACGTCGTCAACCAGATCACGCCCGGCTACGTCATCCGCCTGCCGGCCAAGCGTGAGCCTGCGACCATCGAAGGCAAGGCGATCGAGGTGAAGCCGTGAGCGTCATCATCTGCATCGAGGGCAGTAAGTGGCGCATCCGCATCATGTCGGACGGCCGCCTTGTTTTGCTGCACCCCGATCATCAGCATCAGCCGGTGATTCTCCACTCTAACGGAGGCATAGAAGAGATCCCCGTTCGTGTTGGAGAGCCGAACCGTATCCTTCGCTCCGGACCGCCGTCATGACCGGCACAATCGCCTGCGCCCTCCTCGGCCTCGCCATCGAACTGTGCGTCCTCCTCGTGGTCGCAAGGATCGCATCATGACCAGCCACGCCCTCGGCAACCCTACACCGTGGTCATTCGCCTCGCTCCCTGATGGAACGGTCGTCGCGCTTCATCCCGACCATCTGCCCATCTTCTTGCGCCCTGACGGCAGCATCGGCGAACTGCGCGTAGGTGCTTCAGAGTGCGTCTTGCGAATTGCGACGCCAGCGAAGGACAAGCCCTCGGAACCGTATCGAGCCTACGTCGAGAACTGCGGATGCTCTGCGTGTCTGCAAGCACGGAAGGACATGCATCGCGGTCGCGTCGATGCGAGCGAGGATTCCGCGAATTGCCCTCGCTGCGGCTTGGCGAACGAGTGGAATTGCAACTGCGATCGCTGATCGCTGCACCGCAACAGCATCGCCCAATCCGTGCGAAATCCGTGCGAAGCCTGAAAAGCGCAATGATATCAACGCGAGGCACTCCCTATGCCAGGGAGATCGCGCGTCGCGGCGCCTGGCTGAGCACGTCGAGGGGGTGGGGGGAGGGTCGCCGGCCGAGAGCCCCCGAGGTGCGGGGTGGCGGGGGGCAAAAGTGAGGCTCGGACCAGCGCTCGACACTTGGACACGCGATTCTAAACCCCCAAAAAGTTCCCCTCCCCAAAATATTTCACGGTGCGGTGAGTTTAACAGTCAAACAGTTTTACGCTGGTTTTACAGTTTAACGTTTGAGGCTGTTTAACATGGTCTACAGGGTTCAGGGAGCGGATGGGATGATCAGGGACAATTTCGGCCGGCCATGGAGCCCACGAGAGCCAACACCCGCTCACGTGCAGGAAGTGCGTGAGGCTGTCGATGCGGCTGCGAAGTCTGCCGGAGTCAGCATCATTCGAGCATCCGAGCTTGCCGCCAAGGATGCCGAGATTGCCCGGCTTCAAGCTGAGGTCGCGGAATTGCGAGGGGTGGTCGCGGATCTGCAAGCCAAGATTGAGGATGCGACCGGCACACGGCCCGCTGGCGAGGATGCCGCGGAGCCCACGAAGAGGGACCGCGCGGCCTATATGCGTGAGTATCAGCGTGAGTATCAGCGCAAGCGGCGTGAGGCTTTGAAGCTGGTTCCGAAGCCATGAGCAACGAATCCTGCGTGACCTGCCGGTTTTTCTCACAGCACGTCGGCGATGCCGAGTATGGCCTTTGCCGGCGGCGCGCGCCTCAGCCCGTGGGCATCATCCACGATGAGCCCATAGCCAAGAAGCTTTTCTCGCTGTGGCCTGAGACTGAATATGACCAATGGTGCGGAGATTTTGAGCCGCGCCGTCTGGCGACGAAGAAGGGCTACCGGGCTTTGCGGGCGGCGCCGAAGCCGTGACCGACGCCCTCGATGAGCCCGAAGCTTTCACGCCGACGATCGAGACCGACGAGACCGGCAAGCGCATCTATGAGCCTGACGGCGAGGTGCTTGCGGCCTATCTCGACGATCGGTCGCCGGTATCGGTTATACGCGGACCTTTAGGTTCCGGCACGTCTACCGCCTCGTGCATGAAGATTTACGGCACGGCGATGGAACAAAAGCCGTGGGCCTCGGATGGCATCCGGCGCTCGCGGTGGGGTGTGGTGCGCAACACCTACCCCGAGCTGATCACGTCGACGATGAAGACGTGGCTGTATTGGTATCCCGAAGGGCCTTACGGCAAGGTGAACCGCTCGCGGCCGATGCATCAGGTCATCAAGCTTGGGGATCTGGAGCTTGAGGTGTGGTTCCTGGCGCTCGACGGCGAAGAGGATGTGCAGAAGCTCCGCTCGACCGAGTTCACGGGGATATGGTTCAACGAGTTGGAATTTGCCCAATATGAGATTTTCAAGGAGGCGCGCTCGCGAACGTCGCGCTATCCGCCCATGATCGAGGGGGGGCCCACATGGTATGGCGTGCTCGGCGACATGAACGCGCCTTCGGAGGATCACTTCGTGCCTCGGATGCGCGGCGAGGCGCCCTGGCCTGACGAGGTGCCCGAAGACAAGCGCCTGGTGTGGCCGAAGGAGTGGGCGCATTTTCTCCAGCCTCCCGCGCTTCTGGAAATCAAATCGGCCGATGGCAAGAAGGTCAACGGCTACGTCACCAACCCGAAGGCCGAGAACCTCAAATATCTGGTGCCAGGCTACTATCTCGATCTCGTCAAGGGCGCCGACAAGAAGTGGATCGATTCGCGGCTCCTCAACCGGATCACGTTCTTTGTGGACGGCGACCCGGTTTGGCCGATGGCCGATCCCGATCTCCTGTTCTCGTCCGTGTCGCTGCCATATGTCGACGGACGTGAGGTGATCGTGTCGCTCGACTTCGGCCGGCGACCGTGCGCGCTGATCGCGCAAGAGATCGGCGGCAAGGTGCAGTTGCAGCGCGAGTTTCGCATGTATGGCGTGGGCTCGACGGTGTTTGCACCGGCCCTGAAGCGGTTTCTGACGCAGCACTATCGAGGCGCAACCCTGCGTTTCACGGGCGACCCGAAGGGGCAGGACAAGGGGCAATCGACCGAGCGCTCCTCCTATGACATCTTCCGCGGCTTCGGAATGCCCGTGACGCCGGCGCCGGTGAAGAACAACCACCTTGAGACCCGCATCGAGGCTGTGAGCTACGGGCTGACGACCAACCGCTATCTCGTGGGGCTCGACTGCACGACGCTGCGCGCGGCGCTCCTCGGCAAATACTGCCTCAAGCGCATGGAGATGGGGGAGCCTGAGCCGATCAAGGATAAGTTCTCGGACGTTGCCGACTGCCTGCAATATCTGGCGCTGTTCCTCGGCGAGGGGCGGCGCATGGTCGGGATGGAAGCCGGGAAGGAGCCTCGGCCCGTGCGTGTGTCCGGCCAGATGCGCAGCTTGAGGCGCGTCTCGTGATCATCCGCCGCGAGGCCCAGGAAGTTACGCAGTGGTTCGTGGTCTTCCACCCCGAATGCCTAACGTGGTGGGCCCGGCTCATTCCGGGCCGGTTCAAGCACGTCTCGGCCTTCGCCTGGGCCGAGCGGGCGCGCGTTTGGCTCTTCTATGACGTGTCACTCGCGAGCACAAAGGTCATGATCCTCCCCGAAGGACAGGCCGCAATCGACCGCCTCGCCGATTGGACGGAGGGTTGCTCGATCCTCAAGATTGACGCGCGGCCGGCGGCGAAAACGACGCTTCGCCCGGTCTTCTCCTGCGTCTCTGCCATCCGCCATTTGCTCGGCCTCCCTGGCGGTGCGGTGCGGCCGGATGGGCTTTGGGCCGATTGTCTGCGCCACGGCGCGGAGATCGTTTTTGATGTCATTCGGCAAGAGCAGCGCGGAAAAGGCGGCGGCGCTGCAATCTCAGCAGCTCCAGCAACAGGCGTTGCTTCTCCAGCAGCAGCAGGCCGCAGCGGCGAATGACGCCGCGAAAGTCGCGCAGCAAAACCAGATTTCGTCTATCCAGCAGTCGGTTTCGGTCGACACGTGGAACCTTCTCAAGCAGTTCGGGCAGCGTTCGGCGATGGCCGGCGCGAACCTCGCTGTTCCGCTCTCGACCACCACTGGCGGGTTCGCGACTCCGGTTGCCACGCCTTCGGGCGCGCCGAAGTAAGCCATGGCCGATTACGACCAACAGGACAGGTCAAAGGCCGAGCTAAACGCGGCCAAGGGCAAGAATAAGCATCTTGCCGGCGAGGGCGTCGACCGGCTCGCGAAGGCCCGGTATCAGAAGACGCAATTCGAGCTTGACCTTCGCGAGGGCTATTGGTTCGCCGCGCCGCATCGGGCGCGCAACGTGCTCTCGACCACGAAGACGACGCGCGCGAAGCCGAAGGACGCGCAAGAGCTGAACACCAGCTTTGCCTTCGAGCTGTGCGGCGATTTTCCGACGGTGATGATCAACACGTTCCTGCCGCAGGTCCAGCAATGGTTCGTGCGCAAGCCGTCGATGATCGTGCCGGAAGAGGCAAAGCAGAAGATCGCCGACGATGCCAGGGACGGGGACGCGAAAATCTTCCAGGCGATCCTCGGCTCCAATTTCTATGCCGAGTGCGGGAAGGGCTTCAACCCTGATCTCGCCTTGGGCACGGTCGCAATGTGGATTGAGGCGCGCAAGGGCTATGAGCCTGTCCGCTGTCAGGCAATCCCGATCCGCGAGCTTGAGATCAACGTCGGGCCGTATGGCGATGTCGATGACCGCTTCGTCGTCCGCTACACCGAATATCGCCATCTCGCCGCCTTGCTGCCGGGTATCGATCTTCCGGCCAAGATCACGACCGCCATCAAGAAAAAGCCGACCGGCGATTGCGTCGTCGTGTGGGGCTTCTGGCGCCTCTACAAAGACGATGGCGACGAATATTGGCAGCACGTCGTCATGGTCGACTCAGAGCTTGTCCATTCGGCCGAACTGAAGGGCGTCGGCTGCTGCCCGCTGATCGTCGCTCGCTTCAACCCGTCGCCCGAATGGGCCTGGGGCGTCGGCTCGCTGATCCAGGCGTTGCCCGATCTTCGCTCGCTCGACGAATTGGCGATGAAGAAGATCAAGTCGATCGACATGACGTTGATGCCGCCGACCGGCTACCCGGATGATAGCTTCACCCATGTCGAGCAGGGCATTGAGGCTGGAATGGCCTATCCGGTTCGCCCCGGCTCCGAGAGCGCCATCAAGGCGATCTACTCGCCCCCGCCGCAAGACCCGGCCATCTACTTCACGCAGGATCTTGAGCAGCGCGTCAAGCGCCTGTTCTTCCTCGACTGGCCGCAACAGCGCGGTGACACCCCGCCGACCGCGACGCAATGGCTCGACGAGATGACGAAGGCGCAACAGCGCATCGGCACGCCGGGGCTCTCCTTCTGGACGGAGTTCTGCGGCGGCACGGCGTCGCGCTTCCAATACATCCTCGAGAAGCAGGGCGTCATCAAGCCGCCGGCTCTCGACGGCAAGGCCGTTTCGCTGACGCCCTACAACCCGGCGCAGAAGTCGGCCGAGCAACAGGAAGTGGCCCAGGCCGCACGCGCTATCGAGATCGTCGGCCAAGCCTTCCCGGAGGAGTTCAAGGTCTCGGTCGACGGCGCGAAGACGATCAAGAACATCGTCGACAAGCTCGGCGCGGACAAGATCATCGTCATGCGCAACCCCGAGGACATCAAGGCCGCCGTCGCGCAAATCCAGCAGTTGCAAGGCGGCCAACAGGCATCGGCGCCGCCCGTGCCGGGCGCTGCCTCGGCGCCGCCGGCTGATCTCGCCGGGCCGCAAGGCAACCTACCGACGTTCGACGTTCGCAGCCGGAGCAACATCTAACTCAACCCCGAAGGAGAACTATCATGATCAGCCCCACAGTCGGCCGCGTCGTTTGGTTTCACCCGAACAAAGGTGACGCGCTCGATTTCAGCGATCAGCCGCTCGCGGCGATCGTGACGTATGTGTGGTCGGATACAATGGTGAACCTCGCCGTCTTCGACAGCAACGGGCTGTCGCACGCGCGCACCTCGGTTCCGCTCCTGCAGGACGGCAACCCGAACAACTACTCGTATTATTGCGAATGGATGCCCTATCAGAAGGGGCAGGCCGCGAAGACCGAGGCGCTCGAAGCGAAGGTCGCCAAGAACGCTTTCGGCGAGCCGATCAAGTGATCTTCTCCGACGAAGAAGTGGCCCTCGGCCTCAAGCGCATCGGGCGTTCACCCGATGCGAAATTCCTGTCTCAGCTCCTCACGCAAGCCCTGATCTCGGTCACGTCGCCCGGTCTGAGTGACGGTGCGGTGCGGGTCTCCGAAGGCCGCCGTAGCCTCGCGTCGGATTTGATCAGAGCACTTGATCTTGAGCCGAGGACAGATGGTCGAGCCGACGCAACCGCTACCGAACTCGCCGGGCGCACCGCCCCCGGCCCCCGTCGCGTCGCCCCCGGTGCCGTCGCCCGTCGCGTCCCCCTCGACCCCGCCGCCGCCAACCCCGTCGGCTGACGCTGCCCCCAAGCGCCCCGATGGCCTCGCCGATCAGTATTGGGACGACAAGGCCGGCGTGAAGGTCGACGCGGTGCTTGCCGACCTCGGCAAGTTTCAGACCGATGCCGCCGCCCGCGCCGCGCTCGTTCCCGAATCGCCCGACAAATACACGGTCGCGCTGCCGGCAGATTTCAAGCTGCCCGATGGCTGGCAGGTCAATGCCGACGATCCGGCATGGAAGGCTGGCCGCGAGTTCGCGCACAAGGCCGGGCTCTCGCAAGATCAGTTCGCCGGCCTCGCGCGCATCTACGTCGAGAATCAGATCGCATCGGCCGAGCGCGACAACGCCGCCATCGCCGACATGGTGAAGGCCCGCGACACGGCGCTTGGCGCCAACGGTCCGGCCCGCGTCGATGCCGTCAACAATTGGTTCAAGGCCGCCTTCGATCAGAAGGTCGCCGATCAGCTCTCGAAGACGCTGTTTACGCCCGACATCGTGAGCGCGTTCGAGAAAATCCAGCTCGCCCTGACCAATCAGGGAACGCAGGCATTCCGGCAGGACGGGCGCACGCAAGGGCGCTCGGACGGCAAGCCGGAAGGGTGGGAGTCGTGGTCCGCCATCGATCGTCGGACCTGGGATTTGCAGCAGCAAGACGCGAAGCGTCAGGGCCGTTGAAGGAGACACTGAGCTATGGCTTCCCCGTTTCTCACCCCGGTAATGACGCTCCCCGAATACTTGAAGGGGAATGACATCGACGACAACGCGCGGCCTCTCGTCGAGATGTTCGCTAAGTCCAGTGACGTGATGGAAGTGCTCCCGTTCGAGGGCATCTCCGGTCCCGTCTATACGGGCTTCCGCCAGGCGGCTCTGCCGGCCTCGATGGGCTTCCGCGCCGTCAATGCCGCCTCGACCTCGGGCGCCGGCAACGTGACGCCGTTCCAAGAGGCAACCTACCTGATCGACCATGACATCCCGGTCGATCGCGCGATCGTCGACCGCGGCGGCCCGCGCCGTCGCGCCTGGGAAGAGCAGATGGGCATGGCCCGCCTTGGCGAGCTGTGGGTTACGAAGTTCCTGAAAGGGGACAACACCGTCACCTCCACCGAGTTCTCGGGGCTCCAGAAGCGTTCGGCGCAGTATGGCCGCTCCTTCGACAACTCGCTCGGAACGTCCGGCGGCGCGGCTCTGTCGCTCGCACAGCTCGATTGGGCCGTGCAGAACTGCCGCAACCCGACGCACATCATCTCCCCGTGGTCGCTCCGGTATCGCTGGATTCAGGCGGCCCGCACCACGGCGCTGACCGGCTACGTCATCCAGACGTGGGATGATGTCGGCAAACCGAAGCTCAGCTATGCCGGCAAGCCGCTCCTCTTCGGCTACGAAAAGGATCTGCACGCGCCGATCCTGCCGTTCACCGAAGTCGCGCCGGCTGGTGGCCCCGCGCAGACCTCCTCGCTCTACCCGGTGAATTTCTCCGAGGGCGGCGTGCGCGGCATCCAGATCAAGCCGATGGAAATCCGCGACGTTGGCCTGTTGCAGGACTCGATCACCTACAACACCCACATCTCGTGGGACGTTGGCCTGGTCGTCGAGCACCTGTTCGCCTTCACCCGCCTGTCGGGCGTCCAGAACCTCCCGATCGTCGCGTAACAGCGGCGATCGTCGCCTAAGCCTCGCCGGCCAGCCGGCCAATCAAGGAGCGCCCGCGATGGGACAGAGGAATTATACGTTCGACGCATTTATGAAGCTCTCCGATGGAGCGGCTGCATACACGGCTTCGGGCATCGGACAGGTCGCCGCGGCGAACAAGATCCTTGACCTCGGCGGCGCCGCCACGCGCACGGACCTCGGCGTCATCGGCGCATATGCCCGCCTCGATTGCGTGGCCGTCATCGACATCTCGGCGATCGCAACCGTGACCGACGGCAACTATCGCCTCAACATCCTCGGCTCGAACAACGCGAACGGCTCGCTGCCGGTCAGCTTGGCCTGCCACGAAGTCGGCCTCGGCACCGGCATTGCCAACGGCTCGGCCGCCGGCACCGATATCACGGGCCTCGGCTCTACCACGACGCCCGGCCGTCGCGAAATCCTCTTCTGCAATGAGCAGAACGATATCACCTACGAGTTCGTCTACCTATACGTGGAAGTCTTGGGCGCCACGTCCAAGTCGATCACGTTGCAGGCGACGGCCTGCATCCTCCCGCTGGAGTAATCCAGCGGAGCCTTCCTGTTCTATGACAACGGAGTGATGGCGCTATGCGCGTGATCTACTTTACCCCGAAGGAAGACAACCCGGCCACGAAGACCGTCAAGGGGGTCGTCGAGAAGTATGTGGTCGACGATATCGATGCGCTCGATGCCGTCCGCAACCACTCCGACGAATATTCCTTCGACCCGCCCGCCAAGGCCGGAAAGATGGTCGACAGGTCGGCGCAGCCGGTCGAAGTCAAGCCCGAGCTGCTTCCGCAGGGCGAGGCCGGGCCGGAATTTCCCGGCGCCCGCGCGCCAGTGTAGGCCCTGGCGTGGCGCGCCTCCGCTCACTGATCGCGGGCCTCGCGCTCTTCTGCGCGGCGCCCGCTCTTGCACAACAGCCGGCGCGCACCATCGCCAAGGGCGACGCCACGATCACCCTTGGCGGCACGGCGCAATATCTGTTTAGCAGCGACGGAAGCTTGGCCAACGCCATAACGCCGGCCGATGGCGCCGAAGTCTGCAACCCCGATGCGTCGGTTGACCTGTGGGTGAGCGATTCGGGCGTTGCCGCCGCGAACGCCGCCGGCTCCGATCGCGTCCCGGCCAATGGCGGCTGCTACATCTGGCGCTATCAGCCGCTCGGCCCGATCAGCGTCGTCGGCGCGACTACCGGTAAGCCCGTGACGGCGAGGCGCTGGTGATGCGGCGCCTTCTCATTGCGGCCCTGGCGTTCGCGCTCTGCGGGCCTGCCATCGCCGAATCGACATTTCCGCCGACGCCGCTTCCGCTCTCGGCCGCCAATGGCGGTGCTGGGACGGTCAACGGCGCCCTCAAGGGCAACGGTGCCGGCGCCGTTTCGCAAGCCGCCTGCGCCGACCTGTCGAACGCGACCGGCGCCTGTTCAGCTACCTACACCGCGTCCGGCTCGTGGACCCCCGCCGACAATAGCGGTGCCAGCCTTAGTTTCGCGGGCGTCAGCGCTCACTACACTCAAATCGGCAATATGGTCTTTGCCTATGGCAATGTGACTTATCCAACCACTGCTAACAGCTCTGGCGCTAGCATAAGCGGCCTGCCTATTGCCCTTGCTAATGCGGCTTATAGCAGACAGTGCTTTGTGGTGTGGGCCAACGCTGCGGTAACATTGAGTATAATTGCAACACAGAACGCTACAACGTTTGCCTTTAGCTCTGAACCTACGGGAGCAGGCGCAACTAACGCGAATCTGAGCGCAGCCACTGTAATCTTTCAATGCATCTATCCGGTATCGTAGTGTGATCGCCGTCCTTTTCGGGAGCGTGGCTCACCACGTCTGCAAGTCAATACGCTCTTCTAGCTTGTAGGCCTCGCGTTGCTCCGGGGTCATTGCCCGCAGGGCGCGGTAAAACCTAACATTGGCAATGATGACGCACGCGGCCGTGACGCAAAACAGTTCCACGACCCCACCTACTATCCAACCATTGGACATGTCGTTCCTCTCCTTGGTACGAAAATCAGTGATCGCCAGTCTCGTCGGGAGCGGGTTGCTTGACAAACTCATGCGCCCAAGGCGTGAAACGCGGCGACGGTCCCCGAGATAGGCCCGGAAAATAGACGGGCGCAGAGGCGGCCTGCACAAATGTCAAATTCTCTTCCTGCCCGTGTGATTGCTCCTGCGTCGATTCGATGACGAATCCCCGCTCGGCCATGTAGCCGATGATCGTCGTCTTGTCGGCGGCTCCGCGGTAGAGCTGCCGCGCCTTCACGCAAACCTCAAGCTGGATCTTCGCAACATCTCCGATGCGGGCGCCCAAGGAACGCACAACGGCGAGATCGGCGCCTTGAGCGTCGATCTTGAGGAAGTCGATCTTTTGGATTCCGTGCTGCTTCATGAAGGTGTCGAGCCGGACGGTCTCGACTGTGATCTCTTCATCCTCTCGCAAGAGATGCCCGTCGATCCAATCGGCGCGCTCGGCCTCATCGATCGGCAGAAGGGAACTCGATGCATCGAAGCTGTTGACGCGGAATGACGCTTCGCCGTCGTTATCGGACACGGCCATCGCGTGCGGGATGAAGTTCGGAGGCGCCTCGCGCCTGAGCCTGTCATGTAGCGCGGGCAGCGGCTCGAAGGCGTGAACGATGAGCGACGGATCATTCGCGGCCGCCGCCAGGCTGTGCTCCCCAAAATGCGCTCCAACGTCGATCCAGACGCGCGGCGTGGCCATTCCTTGCTCTCCTTGGTGCGGTGCGGGGCCGAACCTTATCCCCGACTGTGGGGCATGATCAAGCGCATCATCCTCGCCCCCATCCTCGGCCTCGCGATCTCGACCGCTGCGCTCGCGCAGACGAATACGGTTCCGATCAGCCAGCTTCCGACCGCGACGACGCCCTATAGCGGCTCCGAAGTCGTCCCGATCGTGCAATTTGGCCCGAATGGCGTTGGCATCACGCGCAAGGCCGCGCTGCCGTCGCTGTTCTCGGCCTTGGGCGGCGACTGCACGAGTTCTCTGCTCGCCGTGATGATCTGCACGAAGACGAATGGCGTTCCGTTTGGAGCGCTCGCGACGCTTGGGATCGGCTCCAATCTTGTTTCGAGCGGCGGCAACCTCGGGGTCGTTGCGCAGCCGACGTTCGCGGGACCAAACCTCACGGTCGGGCCCGGTTCTGGAAATGCCTTCCTGGTTCTGAACGGCGCCTCGGGCAACAGCCTGGGGGTCACCGGATTCAACGCCCTATCCGCGCGCTGGCAACTACTGATGCCGGACAGCACCACTCAGAGCGGCGGCAATGTCGGCGGCAACTTCAACATATCCCGATATGCCGATAATGGAGCGCTCATCGACAGCCCGATCAACATCCCGCGCGCAACCGGCGTCGTCGCGATGATTGACGGCGCCACAACTACGACGCGGGGCTGCGGCGACAACTCCACCAACGTCGCCACGACGGCCTATGTCGCGACGTGCGGCACGGGCGGCGCCGGCACGACCTACACCAACCCGAACCTGACGCATGCGGCTTCGCAGACGATCAGCTCGCGGCTCTCGATCTTCGCTACGGGCCGCGACGACGGGCCAGCCTGCACGGGCGCGGGCGACGACACGACGAATCTCAACAACGTCATGTCGGATGTGAACGCGGCGGCTGGCGGCGGCATCGTCCTTCTGCCGGCCGCGCAATGCAATTTCACCGGCACACTACAGATCCCTGCCGGCGTCATCCTCAAGGGCCAGGGCAAGCAGGCGACGACGCTCTTCGCGAACGGCGCGAACGGCCAGACGGCGGTGCAGATTGGAACGTGCGTCGGCGCCGCTTGCGCGACGACATCCATCAACGCGCAGTTTGCCGGCCTCGAAAGCGTCTTCGTCAAGCACTCGGCCGCGCAGACCGGGGGATCGTCGATCATCGTGCAGGACTCGCATGGTGTCCTGATCAAAGACCTCTACACCTTCAACAGCTTCATCGCGGTCGACTGGCGCGGCGGCCCGCTGCAATATATCGGGTGGCTGGAGAATTTTGAGCTGCACTGCGCCGCCTCGTGCATCTCGGTTGGGACCGGCACCGCTGGCGCCGTCCAGAATCTCAGCATCCGCGATGGCGGCTCATACACGAACAGCGGCACCGGCACCGGGAACGGCATCAATATCGACAATGCGTCGGGCCTGATCCTCGACAATATCGAGGTGTTGCAAATGCAATATGGGGTGCTCGTCTCCCCGCAGGCCGGGCACAATGCACAATACATCTTCGCGTCGAAGTTGATCCTCGACACGAATGCCGGGAACGGCCTCTACATCGTCCCGACCGCCAACACCGGCGTCTATCTCGCGCGCTTCACGGACCTGTGGTCGGCATCCTCGACCGGCGGCAGTGGTGTCGTGATCGATTGCAGCGCGGCCGGAAGCATCTGCAACGGCTTCCAGTTCACTTCGCCAATTCTCGTCAACAATTTCAATTTCGGTCTCTATGACAACCTTGCCGTGAACGTGGAAATATCGAATCCAATGGTCTGTTCGAACAGCCAGACCGGATCGAATGTCCAAAGCGGCGTGTGGATCAACAATAACACGCACAATGTCAGCGTCATCGGCGGCAAGATCGGAGCTTGCGGCAACCTCGCCGAGAAGCAGAAATACGCGGTAACGCTCGGCACGGGCACCGATTACATCAACGTGATCGGCATGGATGGCCTCGGCAACCTGACCGGGAGCATCAACAATGCATCGGCCGGGACGCATATCAACCTGACGAACAATTTCTGATGCGCCTCCTCATCGCCCTCACGATCGGCTGGTTTCTCGGCGTCGCCTCGTATCTCGTCTATCTGCGCGGGCCGATACCGCACGCCTATCTGGAGCTGTTGCCGGGAGCGACGCTGGAGGGCTCCTTCGTCTTCCGCCGCGCCGATGGACTGCCGGCCGTGATCGGCACGGGCGTCCACATTGCCATTCCCGAGCACGGAAAGCCCTTCAAGCTGCAATAGCGGTGCGGTGCATGGCGACGTGCAAGGCCGCATCGTCGCGCCATGACCGATCCAAATCCGTTTCTCATCACGACGGAAACGCCGTCCGGCTCGACGACGCCCGGTATCTCGATCGTCGCCGAGCAGCAATCGAGCCCGCAGCGATTCACGATCGTCTCGGACAAGCTGACGATCATCAACCAAGCGCTCACGAACACGTCGAATAACACGGTTTCCGTGCCGGATGACGGCTCCGACGAATGGCGCGTCGCCTCCAGCGCCTATGAGGAGTGGGTGCCGGTCCTGCTCTACCGGCATGACTGGAAGTTCGGGACGCGCTTTCAGACGTTGAGCCGCGTCGGCAACTCGCAATATCCGGGCTTTTCCGATGTCTATGAGAAGCCGGGCGACTGTCTCTACCTGCAAAACGTCTACCGGGCCGACCTCGCGGCAATGGTTCTGCCGGCGCTCGCCTACGGGATGCCGGATGACGACACGAGGCCGCCCGACCTCGAATACCGCTTGGTGCAAGATCAGATCCACTGCGTCGGGCCGCTCGGCGTCATTGCCATCTACACGCCGTTTCCCGTGGGCTCTCAGCCCTGGAGCGTCGGCTTCGTCGCCTCGCTGCGCAAGTTCATCGAGGCCGGGTGTCTGCGTGGGCTGAACGAGGACTTTGCCGAGGCGACCGCGCGAATGAAAGAGGCCGAGCAAGCCTTCGAGCTTGCGACCTCGCGCTCAGACGGCGAAGAGCCGCGCCGCGTGATGTTCCGCTCCTCGATCCTCGAGCGGAGGCGCAGGCGTCAGTCTGGTTACTGGCCGTGAAGTCCAATCTCGGCGCGCAGCGCGATTTCTCGGGCGGCCAAGTCAACAAGGCGGCCCGGCGCCGCGACGATGGCGACGCGGTGCGCACTGGCGCTCTGACCATGCGCAACTGGCGGATCGAGGCGACCGGGCAGCTCGTGCCGCGCCCTGGGCGCCGGCCGATCTTCGGGGGTGCCGCGGCGCGCACTGACTATGTGCGCATGGGGGTCGGTTCCGAGTTCTTTCTCAGCTTCTCGGCGGGCGCAATCACGATCACCGACACGCTGGGCAACGTCGTCGCCACGAACGCATCGGGCGCCTATCTGTGGACGGCGCAGACGATCTCGCAAATTCAGTGGTGCCAGGCCGAGCAACAGATTGTGGTCTGCTATCCGACGATGCAGCCTCAACTTCTGACGTGGAATCCGAACACGCGCGCCTGGAGCTTCTCGGCCTTCGCCTTCAAGGGCAACGGCGCGCAGACCTTCGCGCCGTTCTTCAACTTCCGCAAGGACGGCTCCACGATGGCCTATTCGGCCACGTCGGGAAGCGTCGGGCTGACATGCAGCGTGCCCTTCTTCACCAACTCCATGATCGGCAATACGCTCTCGATCGGAGGCCAGCAATGCGTGATCACGGTCGTCTTTTCGGCGACGCAGGCCGCAGCGACGGTCAACTATCTTCTGCCGGCGGCGATCACGGTGTCCGTCTACGACACGACGCCATTTCAGGTCGGCCAAATCGTCTCCGCGCGGGTGCAGAACATCAAATTTGAGGTAACGGCGGTCGGATTCGGCGGAGTTACCGGGGTGCTCATCTCCTCGGTCCCGTTCAATTCGACATGGCAGCAGAGCCCTGGCGGCGTCAAGGATACCCTCGTTTCGCCCTATGGCTCCTCGGACTTCAGCGCCGCGCCAATCCAGGCGTTGTTGCCGCAACCGACGACGCAGTGGCAGGAACAGTTCATGTCGTCCGTGCGCGGCTGGCCTGCGTCCTGCTTCTTCGATCGCGGCCGGCTCGGCTTCTGCGACTTTCCGCAAAAGCCCGAGGCGATCCTTTGGAGCGCGATTGCCGCATATACGACCTTCTGGATTGACAGCGCGGCGGCGGCGACAAACCCGGAGGCTGGCGCGGCGGCCGATTCCGCCATCCTCGAAGGCATCCCCGGACAACCCGGGCAATCGACGCCGCGCGTGCGCCATGTCGTCGGGTGGGGCGACGAGTTCGCCTTCACCGATCGCGGCATTTTCCAGATCCCGATTTCGAGCTCCGGCAACCCGCTCAAGCCGGGGAGCGTCGAATTCCGCCCGATCTCGAATGATGGCGTCGCGCCGATCCGCCCGGTGCAGTCGCAAGACGTGATCGTCTACATGAATGCCGGCCTCACCCGCTGCTGCGTGATCCGAGCGACCGGCGCCTATACCCGGCCCTACATCACGCAGGACATGAGCGACAACCATACCGATCTTTTCGTGTCGCCGATCACCCTCTCGATCGCGACCGGAGATGGGCAATATCCGGTTCGCTACGTCTACATCCTCAATTCGGACGGCTCGATCGTCACCGGCAAATTCACCTCCGAGCGCACCTTCGTCGGATGGGCACCGTGGTCGAGCGCCGGCAAGGTGTCCTGGCTTTCGAGCGCCGGGCCGAACGTCTATTTCAACACGACCTACGGCTCAAATGCGCTCTTGGAGATCGAGGACGCGGCCCAATGGCTCGATATGGCCGTGCCGATCAACAATGTGCCGTCGTCGCTCGTCAAGTCCGGCTTCGGGCCGCTGTGGTTCTATGCCGGCGGCACCATCACCTTGATCGACGGCAACCGCGACATGGGCGAGCGCCAGGTTGACGGAGCCGGCCGCATCGTCGCGATCCAGGGTGAAGACCTGTCGAGCGCGACGCTCACGGCGGGCCTGTTCTCGCAACCCGTCTTCGAGCCGTTCATTCCGGGCGCGCAGCCGGGCGATGACCTCGCGCAGCGGATGCGCAAGCGCAAGATCAAGCGCGCCATGGTGAACGTCGAGATTTCATCGGGCTTCACCTTGGGGAACAAGCAATTTCCGGTGGACAATTTCACGGCCGACGCGACGCAACAGCCGATCTTGAAGGATGGTGCGTTTTCAACCCGCCCCGTTGGGCGCTCATATGACCCGACGATCACGCTGACCAAGGAGCGCCCCGGCCCTCTGCGGCTGTGCGAATTCTCGGTGGAAACGACGATCTGATGGGCGATAGCGTCAATATCCCCTCTCTGTCGGCCAGCGGCTTTTCGCCGGGGGCTCCGCTGAATATCGACCCAACTTCGTCCAGCTTCGCGACCAACGGTAGCAGCGCTGCCAGCTCTTTCTCGGGCGCCGCTAGCTCCATCGCTGCCGTGTCGCCTCTCCTCGGCGCTGTCGGCAAGATCATGGCCGGCAACATGCAGGCGTCGAACGAGCGCCACAAAGCGGCCGAGACGTGGTTCGGCGACAATTACAAGGCCAATCAGCTCGACATCGACGCGACCTATGGGCAGGCGAAGGCGGCCGAAACCGACACGTTCATGCGCAGCGCGCTGACGGCGACGCTGCAAAACATCACGGCCGTGCGCGCCTCGGCCAACGTCGAGGGCGACTCACCGACCGGCTTCGCGATTGAAAACCGCATCGAGAACCAAGCCGACACGGCACGCCAACAGCGGGTCGAAAACATCAACGCCCAGGTCCAACAGGATCGGGCGAGCGCGCTCCTCGAACGCTCGGCCGGATTGCAGGCGCTTGCGATAGGCGACGAGAACGCGCGCGCCGCGAAGACGAGCGGCTGGCTCGGCGGCTTCGGCACTCTGCTGTCGGGTATCGCGGGCGCGATCCCGAAGGGAGGCTGACATCGTAGACCTTCCCATCCCGCAGCCGCAGCTCGTCACCTCCGAGGCTCCGCAGTCGAAAGTAGGGGGTGACGTCTTCCAGCGCCCCGCGCGCCAATCGATCGCGTCCGGGCTCGAGCAGCTCGGGCAGGGCGCCGAAGACCTCGCCGTGCCGCTGGCGCAGCGCCAGGCGGCCGACGACCTGTCCAAGGCCGTCGTCACCCGCAACCCGGATGGCACGCCGAACGTCACGACGCCCGGTCAATCCTTCATCCTCGGACGGGCCGGCAAGGCATATCAGGGCGCCATCGAAGCCGGCACCACGGCCCGGTATCAGACCGCCATGCAAGGCGACCTCGCCAAGATGGCGACGGACCATGTGGGTGATCCGCAGGGCTTCAAGCAGGCGGCAGATGACTATCTAACCTCGATGCGCTCGAAGACGCCGGGGCAACTCGGCGAGGCGGTCTTCCAAGACGGCTCGCGACTCGCCGGTCAGCACTATGTCGGGCTCGTCGACCATAAGGCGTCGCTCGATGTCTATAACGCGCATCAGGCGATCACCACGCAAATCGAGGACAAGACCAACCAGCTCCAGGCGCTCGCCCGGCAAGGCGGCACCGGCACGCCGGATTATGTCCAGGGCCACGCTCAGTTGATGGGCTATTACGATCAGCTCGGGACGAATCCGGCCTTCAAGATGTCGGCCGAGAAGATCGCGAGCGAGAAGGCGCGCGCCGAATCGCTGTTCTCGGGCGAGGCAATCGTTGGCCATGTGGACTCGACGTTCAACCGCTCGGGTCCAGGCGGCGGGCGCGCAGCGGCGCAGAAGACGCTCGAAGACGAAATCCTGAACAATCCCAAGCTCAACATGCCGGAAAACGAGCGCAACCGGCTCTACAATCTCGGGATGCACCGGCTGCAATATCTGAGCGGTGAGCAGAAGGCGCAGGCCGACGCCAACAAGGGCGCGGTGACGGAAGTTCTCGACGCTATCCACAAGGGCCAGTCGATCCCCGACAACATGCTCGATCAGGTGATCACGCGGGCACAGAACCTTGGCGACTCCGAAAGCGTCGAGCGCCTACAGTCTGCGCGGGCGATCTATGGCCTCGGCAAGAGCGCGAACGGGCTCACCCCCGAACAGACCTTCAACTCGCATTTTCCGAACGGCGCGCCCGGCGCTCCGGTGGCGGTGCAAAACTCGACGGCCGACATGATCCGGCATTTCGAGGGCTTCCGCACCACGCCCTATTGGGACGTGAACCACTATCGCGTCGGCTACGGCTCCGACACGGTGACGAAGCCTGACGGATCGGTGATCTCTGTCACACCGGGCATGGCAATCACCAAGGAGGACGCCGAGCGCGACCTTACGCGCCGCACGCAGCTATCGCAGGCCGATATTCAGAACCATATCGGCATGGACACCTGGAACAAGCTCGGGCCGGCTTCGCAAGCGTCCATGACTTCGGTTGCCTACAACTACGGGCATCTCCCCGATCAGGTTGTGCAGGCGGCGCAATCCGGCGATCCGGCTGCTGTGGCGCAGGCTATCGCCAGCCTGCCGGCCAATCCGAAGAGGCGCGCGCAAGAGGCGGGAAACATCCTCGGCTACGCGGTCCCGGCCGGCTCGAACTTCGCCAACAAGACGCTCACCATGCCGGCCTCGGCCAACGGCGTGCCGTTCACGGCCGCGCAGATCCACGAAAACCCGTTCCTGCTCTCCGATCAGGTGCGGATGGCGATCTCCGATGACCGCGCCACGCTCGACGCCGCGAAGCAGATTGCGCCTGCGGTCGAAGCGAATGTGCGCGCCGGCTACGATCCTGACCCGACGACGCTCGCGAACCTCTATCAGTTCGCGCAGAAGCACCCGAAGGAACTCGGCGAGCACGTCCAGAATATCGAGGCCATGATCCAGGGCAATGCCCTTGCCGACAGGGCGTCCGGGATGCCGGGGGCGCAAGGGCAAGCCGTGATTGACGAAGCCAAGCGCCAGGCGGGCGGCGCCTCCATCTGGCAGCAGAAGCTTGCCGAGCAGGCGCAAGCGCAGTTCACCAAGCGCACGCAGGCGCTTCAATCCGACCCGTTCGGCGAGGCCGCGCGGCGCGAGTGGATCGCGAAACCGCCGATCCCGCTCAACCCTGCGGACGGCAATGCCTTCTCGCAAGGGCTGACGGAGCGCCGCTATGCCGGCTCCGTCATGGCAAGCAAGCTCGGCGGGGCGCCCGAAAACTACATGTTCTCGCCCGTCGACAAGCGCGGGATGGCGAATTTCATGGCCTCGGGTGACGGGGCCGGCGTGCAGAACTTCGTCAACGGTCTCGTGACCGGGCTGAAGCCGCAAGAAATGGCGGCCCTCATGCAGTCGAAGGATGTCAGCGGCGCCATTCAGGGCCTCGCGCGATCCGGCGATCCGGCCAAGATGGGCGCGGCCTATTCGGCGATGGACACCATGCAGCGCCAGAATGACGTGGCGTTCAAGAAAGAGTTCGGTGAGAGCGCGTCGAAAGACCTGTTTCTGTGGCAGAACAAGCTTGCCTATGAGCCGCCGGATCAGGTCGCGAAGGATATTCAGCGGTTGAACGATCCGTCGCGGCATGGTGCCGACGTGAAGATGGACGAAGCGGCAAAGCCCGCGCTCGCGGCGGCGACGCCTGCGAAGATCGTCGGCAAGTTCGGCGGCTGGCTTCCCGGAACCGGCGTTGGCTCTCCGGTGAGCGATGCGCCATCGCAACAGCTCCAGGCGCTCAAGAGCGATTACGACATGCTGTTCAAGGACAGCTTCCGCGACCACGGCGACGCCTCGCTCGCGGACAAATATGCGACGCAGGAGCTTCAAAAGAAGTGGGGCGTGTCGTCGTCGAATGGCGGCCGGCTGATGCAATATCCGCCCGAGAAATATTACCCGCCTGTCGGCGGCTCGACGAGCTACATCGCCGAACAGCTACACGCCGACGTGCGCAAGGTGGCTGGCGATCAGGGGATCATGATGCCGCTCGACGAAGCCGGCAACATGGCGCCCATCCCGGTCACGGGCGACCAGCAGCGCGCCGGCAACATCGCGGGCGGCGCCCACGCGCTCGTGGCCGATCAGGCGACGCAAGCCGATATCGCCGCCGGCCGGCCGCCGAGCTATCAGGTCATCGTGACCGACGCCAAGGGGCAGTTTCACCGCCTCGAAACCGCCCCCGGCCAGCCGATGCGCTTCCGCGCCGACCCGGCCGCACCGCAAGCTGCCGCACGTGCCAAGTTCGACGCTCAGCGCCCCGACGCGACTCTGTTCGACGCGAACCCGGCCATGCGCGCCGCCGTTCCGGGGCTCTGACCGATGGCGATGTTTCCCGAAGGGCAAGACCCGTTGCAGCCGGCCGGCGCGCCCGCCATGCGCGCGCCGCTCGGAACGGCCGCCCCCGATCCGTTCTCCGGCCCGTCGACCTCGCAGACCATCGGCGCTGCGCTGCGGCAGAACAATCCGATCGTGTCCGTGATCGACGGGATGCAGCAAGCCTCTCCCGACACGGCATACGATCCGAACCATAATCCGCTCGACGTGATCAGGGGCACGCGATACGAGGCCGAACATTTGAGCGCCTTCACGTCGTCGCCGAACGAAGCCACGACGCGCGCCGTCATGGCGAAGATCGACCGCGAGGACCAGGATCGGCAGACCCTCGCCGCCTCCGGGTGGGCCGGGACCGTGGCGAGCGTCGGCGCCGGGCTCCTCGATCCGACCATGTATCTGCCGTTCGTGGGCGAGGCGAACGCCTTGCGCGAGGGCGTGAGCGTTGGCCGATCTGCCGCCCGCTTGGCGACGCTCGGCGCGCTGCAATCGACGACCTCGGAACTGGCCCTTCAATCGTCGCAACAGACGCGCACGGCTGGCGAAAGCCTCGGCAGCATCGCCACGAACACACTCTTGATGGGCATCATCGGGGCTGGCGGCGGGTGGCTATCGAAGGGCGAGCATGCCTCGGCCGTCGAAGGGCTCGACGCCGTGCGGCGGGATTTCAGCCAGCCGGTCGCGACGCGCTCGCAGATGGCACAGACGGGCGATGCCCTGATTGACCGCGTTCTCGATAGCCCGGTGACGAAGGGCGTCATCGACAATCCCGTCATCAATCGCGAACATGACGTGCCCTATGGGGCAGGTGGCTCGGTCCCACTCGCGGACCCGACAGTGTTCATTGACAGGCATTTTCCGAAAGAGATGAACGTCGGCGGGATCACCTTCGACCCGGCCGAGCCGTTCGCCGTTCACGAGAACATCGAACAGCACGTCATGGGCATCCTGATCAAGGGCGGCATGACGGAGGCGGAAGCCTATCGGGTGGCACACTTTCAATGGGCCGAGCGCGCCGAGGGGGCTTGGTATCGCGCTCATGGGATCGATCAGGCGGCGGCCGAGGCGCAATACAAGCCGATCCTCGATCAGATCCAGCACGAGGCGCCGGAAAACCCGCCGTCGAACCTCTACACGAAGCCATATCCGCATGATGACGTGCATCTCGCGCAGCACGAGGGCACGACGGAAGCGCAGCCGAGCGACGCCGAGACCACGCGGGCTCGTGGGATCATCGCGGATTGGCTCAAGGAGAACGGCGGCCTTGGCACGCCAGCCAATCAGAACGCCCCGCAGTTCGGCGTGGCGCAAGCTGCTGGCGCCGCGGCGGCCGATCAGCGCGAGCTGGTGCTGAAGGGCTACCACCTTCCCGAGAACGTCAAGGCGCTCCCGGTCATCGGCAAGGCCCTGTCCAAGGCCGGCGACGTGCTCAACGGCTTCTCGCCGACGCTGCGCGTGTTCGCCTCCGATATCCTCCCGGCAAAGCGCGCCATGGCCGATCTTGCCGAGACGCCGCTCGTCTTCGAGGATAATGCGAAGGGCATTCCGACCTCGCTCGCTGGCGCGCCGCTCGATCGCCTGATCAAGATGCAGTCGCGCCAAGCTCAGATGCAGGCGGCCGACACACTGCATGACGCCTTCGTGGACTATCGCTATGGCGAGAACCAGCCCCGCTTCCCAATGGCGCAATCCACCTTCGAGGATTTGCGCGGGCAGGCCGGAGGCAAGCTGTCCTATGGGGACTTCAAATCCCAGGTTTCCGAGGCGCTTTGGTCGGGCGATGAGCACGCCATTCCGCAGGTCCAGCAAGCCGCGCAGACCTTGCGCCAGAAGGTGTTCCGGCCCGTCGAGGAAGCCGCGCAACGGACGCTCGGTCCAGATGGCAGGCCGATGCTCGGCGACGCCCTGGAGCCTCCAAAGGGCGACAAGAGCTTCTTCCCGCGCAGTTGGAACAAGGACGCGATCGCAGCGAAGCGCAACCAGTTTCGCGAGACCGTGACGAATTGGCTGGCCGGCGAACAGACGCAGAAGGCGGCGGCGAAGGATCGGCTCACCAACGTCAGCCAGATCCTCAGCGATACCGAAGGGCGCATCAAGGGTCTTTCTGACAAGATAGAGGGCCGCACTTCTGCGCTGGAGACGCTCGAAAACCGGCAAGAGGAAGTCCAGCGTCTCAACCAGTTCGCCTACAAGCGGTCGGCGAAACTCTCTCAGCCCCTCGACGACATGCGGGAGAAAATCAGCGCGATCCAGGCGAAGGTCCAGCCGCACCTCGATAAGCTCGACCAGCTTGCGCAGGACATCCGCGCCGAGAAGGAAAACTTCCCCGAGATCAAAGAGGCCGATGCGACGATATTCAAAATGATCGGCGCGGCCCAAAAGCTCAAACAGAGCAAGGATATCGTCGATACCGTCGAGAACGCGACGGAGTATAGCTCTCGCCTCGACGAAGTGATTTCCGGTTTCCGAGGCGGCATCCGCGAGGCATCATCGCAGGCGAAGCTTGCCCGTCGCGATCTTGGCGCCGACACGCTCGTGGCCCTGGAAAAATCGAAGGCGGACGTTCGCAAGGAGATCAAGCCGTATCTGAAAGCCCTCAATGCGACCCGGAAAGAGTTGGCGGCCGAGAGCGCAAGGAAAGTGCCGGGCGCGCGCGGCGGGGCCGCCTTCGAGACCGAGATCAGGAATCGCGGCAACACGCTGGCGGATCGGGCGTCCGGCAAGTCGCACGAACTCGACACGCTCGGCGAACAGCTTGGCCGCGAGAAGGAGAGCGCCGCAGCCCTGCGAAAGCAGATCGAGGAAGAGCTTGGCAAATGGGAGGGCAAGTCTTCTGCGGAAGCGAAGGGCGCCCTCAAGGCGAGGGAAGAAGCCTATGCGATGCGCGCGAAGGCGCAGGAAGCCGGAACCTATAAAGGCGCTGGCGAGCGGCTGACCTCGGCCGACAGTGCTGTTGACAGCGCCGTCAAGCGCATCCTCAAATCCGATCGCGACCTCTCACACGAGGAGCTGGGCAACCGCGCCGATGAGGTCATTGACCGCATCCTCGGCGGGCCTGATGGGCGCCTGCCCTATGACGCGGCCTCGGGCGGGCCTGTCATGGGACCGCCCGGCCAGGGGCAGCAAGTGCGCGGCTCGCTCAATGCGCGCGACTTCGCCATTCCGTCGTCAATGGTGAAAGACTTCATCGAAAAGGACACAGAGCACGCGATCGCGGGCTATCTGCGGACGGTGCTCCCCGATGTCATGCTCACGCAGCGCTTCGGCGATGTCGAGATGTCGAACACCTTTCGCCAGGTCAATGAGGCGTTCGCCGCGAAGGCGGCCGAGATGACTGGCGACCGCAACCTATCGAAGCTCGAAGCGCAGCGGCAAGGCATGATCCGCGACCTTGCGGCGACCCGCGACCGGGTGCGTGGCGTCTACGGATGGTCGCCCGATCCTCGGATGCGCAACGCGGCCCGGATCGCCAACACCTTCCGCAATTGGAACCTGATCGCGGACCTCGGAACATCGGTGTTCAACCGCCTGCAGGACGCCACGTCGACCGTCTTCCGCTACGGTTTCATGAACGTGATGAATGACGCCTATCGGCCATTCCTCAAGGGGATGCTCGGCATGTCGGAGCTGCCCTCGGCCTCGCGCAAACAGGCCATTGCGATGGCGTCTGCCGTCGATGGCATGATGGGGCACATGCGACACCAGTTCGGAGACGTGCTCGAAAACTATCGGCCCGGCTCTAAATTCGAGCGCGGCCTCGCCTGGGCGGCCGATAAGTCGATGCTCGTCAACCTGCACGGCCCTTGGACCGATTGGACGAAGACGATGGCGACCGCGGCGGCCGGCGCCGAGTTCTTGCGCACTGCCGAGCGCATCGCTGGCGGCTCGGGCGCGGCGAAGGATATTGAGCGCATGGCGGCCGCGTCGATCGATCCGCACATGGCAACCCGGATCTGGAACGCCTATTCGGACGGCGGCGGCTCGAAGATTGACGGCGTGCATGTTCCGAACACGGGCGACTGGAAGGACGCCAGCGCCCGCCAAGCTTTCGAGGCCGCGATGGGGCGCGAGGCTGATATCGCCGTGATCACGCCGGGCGCGGAAAAGCCGCTATGGATGTCGAATCCGCTCGCCTCGCTCCTCGGGCAGTTCAAGAGCTTCATCGCCGGGGCTCACGAGAGGCTGCTGATCGCCAACCTGCAACAGCGGGACGCCCGGACCCTGCAAGGGCTCATCACGGTCATGGCGACCGGGATGCTATCGTATCGGCTCTACACCTGGCTCTCGGGTAAGGAAGTCAGCGACCGGCCGCAGGATTGGGTCAAGGAAGCGATCAGCCGCTCGGCAATCACGGGCTGGCTCTCCGAGATCAACGGGATGCAGGCGAAGTTCACGAGCGGTGCGACTGACGCCTATCGACTGATCGGTGCCGATCACCCGCTCTCGCGGATGCAGTCGGCTTCGGCGCTCTCTGAGTTGCTTGGGCCGACCTACAGCCATCTGGAGGGCCTGACGGGCGCGATCGGCGACGCCTCGCGCGGGACATGGAACGCCAACGACACGCACCGGATTCGCGAATGGGCGTGGATGCAAAACCTGTTCGCCGTGCGCCGGCTGCTCGACGACGCCGAGGATGGGATCAACAATGCCTTCGGGATCAAGCCGAAGGATCGGAGCCGGCAGGCGCCACTATAGTGCGTTGAGGACGGCGGCCAGCCGCCGCATGTTCGCCAGTGAAGGAGATCGCTATGACTCAAGTCCCCGTTCTCGATTCCGTCGCCTCCAAGACGATCTTGATGGAACAGATCGACGCGCTATTCTGCGTGACGAAATACCCGGCGCGCTATTCCTATGTGACCGTGGCCTCGCCGACTGACACCTTCACGATCACGCCGACCGGCTCGCCCTTCATTTACACGAATCAGACCGGGGCTAAGCTCGACGTGAAGGTGCAGGGCGGCACGGTCTCGAAGATCGAGCACGGCCGGAAGGGTGCCTTCGTCGATACGGGCGAGACGCAAGGGCCGGTGCTCATCGCGAGCGCCGATCAAGTCCGCGTCACCTATAGCGTCGTGCCGACGATCACGGCCTTTCCCGTCATCTGATGGTGCGGTGCGGAGGGATGAGCCGGCGGGCATCGTCCCGCCATGGCCCTTCCTCCGGTCCCGCCTATCGCAGACCTTGACCGCTACGCGATTTACTCGCTGACGGCCGACACGTCGGCGCTCAACGTCAATTTCCCCATCTTCGGCACGCAAGAGGATATCACCGTCACCCTGAATGGCGTGGCGCTCGGGACCGGAAACTGGTCGCTCGTCTCGCTGTCCGGCACGCCGCTTGCCCAGCTACCCCTCCCGATCACTGACGGGCAAATCCTCTTCTTCCCCGTTGCCCCCGCCGGCTCGACCGTCGAGATCATCGGCAGTTTTCAGCCCCGCCAGCTCACCATGCCGAGCGCGCCGGGGATCACCCGCCGCGAATATAATCAGACGGTCGGCACGATGATGGCGTGCCTGCGCGAGCTGAATCGCCGGCTGAACATCACGGCCTCGCCCGTCGCGATGAGCTTCAACGCCTATGGCACGCTGGCGAACCGGGCGAACTACAACAGCGCGGCCAACGGCTTTGTCTACCTGCAAACCGATGACGGGTCGGGGCGCCCGATCTTCTACGTCATGCAGGCGACGCCCGGCGGCTGGTCGCAAGCCCTCATCGTGCAGTCGCCGGCCGCGACGACCACGGGGCAAGTCCCGGTCGGCGGCATCGTGCCGTTCACCGGGCAGGCGCCCCCGGCCAATTACGTCTTCCCGTATGGACAGACGTTCTCGCGCGCGACCTATCCGGCCCTCCTCGCGGCCTGCTCGACGACGCAGACCGGCACCTTTGCGAGCGGATCCGCCATCGTCACCGCCCTGACCTCAACGGACGGCCTCGGCGCCGGTATGCTGTTCGAGAGCGCGAGCGTCCCGGCCGGCACCTCGATCCTCAACATTCTCAGCCCGACCTCGGTGACGCTCTCGGCCAACGCGACCGCGAACGGCGCGGCCTCGGCGACGATCTTCATCTACGGGAACGGCGACGGCTCGACCACCTTCACCGGCCCCGACCTGCGCGGACGCCCTGTCTTCGCCCGCGACAACATGGGCGGCACGGGCGCGAACCTCATCACGACGGGCGGCTCCGGTATTGCCGGAACGCGGATTGGCGCTACCGGCGGCAGCGAAACCGTGACGCTCACGACCCCCCAGATGCCGGCGCACAACCACACGATCAACATCATCGATCCGGGCCACGTGCACCAGTATAACCAGGCGAACCTGCCGGCCGGCGCCGTCGTCGCTGCCGCTGGCGCTGCCTATCAGGTCACGCAGACGGCCACGAACACGTCGAGCGCCACGACCGGCATCACGGCCACGAGCGTCAACGCGGGCTCTGGCACGGCTCACCAGAACATGCCGCCCACCATCGTCATGAACGTCATCATGAGGATCCTGTGATGCGCCTGGCGCTATGGGGCCTCGCTGCTCGAATCGTGCTGCTGGCGGTCCTGCTCGGCGCTGTGAAGGCACACGCTCACGACAAGTGGGACGACGGAACGCCGGTTCCGGCCTGGGTCAAGTCGTCCTGCTGCGGACCCGAGGACGTGCACCACCTGAAAGCGGCCCAGGTCCACGCCCTGCCGGATGGCTGGCACATCGAGGGGATCGCGACGGTGGTTCCCTACGACAAGGCGTTCGCGTCGCAAGACGGGGATTATTGGGCCTTCTACCGGCCCGGCGTCAAAGACCCGTGGATTTTCTGTTTCTTCGCGCCGCCGCAGGGGTTTTGACCATGAGGACGAGCGCACCCGGCCGTGCCGCGATCGAGCAGCGTGAGGGCTTGAAGCTCCACGCCTATCAAGACAGCAGCCTCGCTCGCGTGTGGACGATCGGCTATGGCCACACCTCCATGGCCGGCGCGCCCCACGTCTTCCCCGGCATGGTGATCACGCAGCAGACCGCCGACGAAACCCTCTCGCACGATCTCAACATGTGGGAGGCGATCGTCAACCGCTACATTAGGCGCGCGGCGACGCAAAACCAGTTCGACGCCATGGTGAGCCTTTGCCACAACATCGGCGGGGGTGGGTTCGCCGGCTCAAGCGTGGTGCGTCAGTTCAACGCCGGCAACGTCCAGGCGGCGGCCGACGACTTCCTGATGTGGGAACACCCGGCCAATCTCGTCGGGCGCCGCGTCTCCGAGCGCAAGCAATTTCTAACCCCATGACCGCCGAGACCATCACCAAGCACGAGGAGCCGATCCCGTGCGACACGCCCTTCGGCAAGGCGCTCTGTCTCGCCTGGTATGACTACGGCTATTGGAGCGAGACGCAATGGATGTGCGCGCTCCTCCACAACGGCGCCATCGTCTTCGTCCCGCATCAGGATATCCGCCTCGTCGCGAATTACTCCTCGCGGCTCTCCTCCTCGAAGCCTCCCGCGCCGCCGGCAAACATGGCCGGCCTGGCGGTGAAGCCATGAGCGCCCGCGCCATCCTCGCCGCGCTGATCCTCGGCTCGGTGCTCTCCTTCGCCATTGCCGGGTGCTCGACGCTCGGCCCTGTCACCGCCTGCCTGACCCATCCTCGCGACTGCAACTGAAAGGACCATCCGATGCGCAAGCTTATCCTCCTCGCCGCGCTCGCCCTCCCGCTCGGCGCCTGCGCCAGCTTCGATGCCAAGTTCACCAAGTTCTCGGCAACCGTCCAGAAGGACGCGGCGCTGCTCAACTCGGATATCGCCGCCGTCTCGGCCGATCTGCCGCAGATGTGCGCGATCGTCCAGATGGCGATTGCCGACTATGAGCTGACGCTGACCGGTAAGGGCTCGGGCAATGTCGCCGCTGCCATCGCGGGCGTGAACGCCGGCTGCGCCGCGCCTGCGCCTCAGAACGCCCAACAGCTCGCGACGGGCCTGATCAAGGTCTACAGGGCCGTGAAGGCGGCCTCGAAGTGATCCGGGCGGCGGCCCTCCTCGGCTGCTGCCTCGCCCTAGCGGGGTGCGCCTCGATGCCGGCGCACCCGCTCGACCCGGCCGCCGCCGCAAAGGCGCTCAGCCGCGCCGACGCCGACGTGGCGGCCATCTCGAAATACTGCCCCGAGATCGAGATTGCCCTGAACATCGCCGTCGACTTCATCCCGAGCGGTGCGGTGTCAAGGATCGCCGATCGCGCGACAACTGCATTCGCTCGCTACTGCGAACAGAAGCCGCAGAACGTCGCCGGGGCGGCGCCCGCCCTCATCAAAGCCCTGACGGGCCTGTCGTCGAAGTAGGGACCGCCATGAACCTCCTTTCCAACTGGAAGACCACGGCCGCCGGCCTTGCCGCAGTCTTCGGCGGCCTCGCCACGATCACGCACGCGGTCGCCACGAGCCCGCTCGACCCGACCGCCATCTATAGCGGCGTCACCAGCATTGCCGCCGGCATCGGCCTTTTGGCCGCCAAGGATGGCAACGTGACCGGCGGCTCGGTCAAGCAATAAGCCGCGAGGGCCGGGGGATGCTCGCCATGCCGCATTTAAACGAAGGCCAGAAGACCAATCTGGCCGCGATCGTCCTCTCGACGCTCTGCATCATCGTGACGGTCTCCATGTATGTGGGCAAGATCGGTGATCGCGTCGACACGATGGAGCGGCGCGTCGAGACCCTGGAGCGCACGAAGGACGCCGACCATGACGTGCTCACCCGGCTCGACGCGAACGTGCTGATCATGCGCGGTCAGCTCGAACGGCTTACCAACGACGCCTCTCAACGGATTCCGAGATCGCCGCCCGAGCGGCCATAA